CTGCCGAACGCGAAAAGCGATGACCCGGAGAACAATCGCAGTGATGTGCTGGCCACCACGAAAGCCTTGAAGGCGTTGAAAGACGGCCTGAAAAAAGCAGACGTGGGACTCGACCAACTGCCGAACGCCAAGAGCGACGACCCGACAAGCAACAGCAGTGATGTGTTGGCCACCACCAAAGCCCTGCAGGCATATCGAGCTGCAGCGGATGACGTGCTGCGGGGGATGGTTTCGTATTTCGCGATGGCGACGCCGCCTTCAGGTTGGCTCCGTGCTAATGGCGCGGCTGTGTCGCGCACAGTCTATGCAGAACTTTTTAACCGCATCGGGACCGCATCCGGGGCCGGCGATGGCAGCTCGACCTTCAACCTTCCCGATCTGCGTGGTGAATTCATTCGTGGGTGGGACAACGGTCGAGGTGTCGACAGCGGTCGAGCCCTGGTCAGCACTCAGATGAGCCAGAACCTTTTGCATGCTCATGAGGCAGAAGTGCTGCCAGGCGGCGCGCACTCCCACGAGCTGGAGGTAGCGCGTGACCTGGGACGTCAGGGTAGCCCAGAAGATGAGGATGCCTTCCTGGGTGATGAAATCGAGCAGGGAATAGCCACCTTGCAGACGAGTACGGCACCTAATCACACCCACGGCGTGACGATCCAGCCTTCTGGGGGCAACGAGGCGCGCCCGCGCAACATCGCACTGCTCGCCTGTATCAAGTACTGAGGCCCGACATGGAAACCAAAACTGTTTACCAGCTGGATGATGCAGGCTTTTACATCGGCCCCACTGTCGCCGACCTTTCTCCACTTGAAACCAATGTATGGCTGATCCCACGAGGCTGCGTGACGGTGGCGCCGCCCAAGGCACCTGAGGGCAAGATTGCCCAGTGGGACGGCCGGCGCTGGCGTCTGGTGGAGCTCAGCGCATGAACTGGTTGCCCGTGCAAATGCGCTGGCCGGAGGAAGCGACATCCTGGCTCAACGACCTGGCCGAATCCCAGGGAATGGCCGGTGCCGAGCTGGATAGCGCGCAGGCGCGTGTTGCCACCTTGGCTACGTTGGTCACCACCTCACCCGGTCCAGTCGGCGCTGCTGCGATGCAGGCCGTTGCCGCTGGCCGTGCGGCACTGACCGGCGCGCTGGGCGAGGCACCCCTGTGCTTGGTCGTGACCCCGTTCCAGAGCGGTGTCGGCCAAGGCAGTGGCTATCAGCGCTACCTGTCGGCGCCTAACCTGTTGCAGCACATGGCCGCCAAGCTGGAGGACACCAGCGACGACAACCGACCGGCAGACACCCAGCATGCCCTTGTCCTGATGTTTCTCGCCACGCGCTACGACCAGTTGGCCAGCACCCTTGCCGCGTTCAATACCTTGTTGCCGATGAAAGACCTGCAACGTGCCGCACGGCGTGCCGAGCAGTTGTTCGGCCTCGAGGCGGACAAGTGGGAATTGCCATCCGCCGGCACGCTGCCGCTGTGGGACAAGTTGCCGCTGGAGCGTTGCACCATCACCAAGGTCGCCGCGCAGGTCATGTCTGGCCAGCTGTCGGCGCTGGAGAGCTATGCCGACAGCACGCCCCTGGGCGATTTGTCCACACTCGCCACGCGCAAAGCCAATCAAGCGGCGTCAATGGTCAAAAGTCTGGCCGACTTGAAAGCCCAGTTCGCTGACAGCTCGGCCAATAGCACCATGCAGGCGCGATTGATCGGTCCTGGCAACAACGCCGAGCTGCGCCGTCAGCTACTGGCCGGTGATGCACCTGGTCATGAATGGCCGCTGTCCGCCGGCGTCATGTTGGTAGGCTCGCTGCCCGGGCTGTCCTTTGTGCGGGAGCTGGTCGGCCTATGACGCTGCTTCTGGATGGGCAAGAGGTCAAAGGCAAGGGCCTGAAGATCACGGCCAACATGCGCATCGAAAGCGATGACCTGTCAGGCCAGACCAGCAACACCGAATCGGCTCACAAGGGATTCAAGCCCAAGACGCTGACGGTGTCGCTGCAGATCCGCTACGCAGACAGCGATCAACTGCGCGCGCTGATGAGCCTGGCCGAGGCCACCGAGTCCGGCGGTCAGCTCAAGACCTACCGCGCCGTCAACGACACGGCGGCGGCCTTTGGTGTGCGACAGGTGCAATTCTCCGACGGTGTCAGTGCCCGGGAAGACGACACCCTGGCCTGTTGGCGGATCCAGTTCACCCTGTCGGAAAAGCTCTCCAATCCCGAGCGGGTGGAAAGTCGTCGCGCCGCTAAAAGCGTCAATCAGCAGGGCGGTACCGGCGTATCAGTCGGCGGCACAGGCACGGGAACTGGCATTGGTAATGGGACCACGGGCAGCAGCACTCAACTCACCGGCTTTGAAGCAGTGTTGAAGCGGGTGGACGATTATCTGGAGAACGGCTCATGAGCATGAAGTTGAACAAGGTGCTCACCATCTCCGGCACCGTCTACCCGTTGATCAAGGACGACGTTCGTCTGGACATCCGAAGCCCGGGGCGAGCCACGCTGACGATCCAGTCGCCGGTGGCGGTGTCCGGACTAGCGACACTTGACATCGGCTACAACGACAGCACGCTGCAGCGCCATTTCATCGGCTTCGTGGAGCGCTGCACCGCTGCCAATGCTTTGGAGCAGGTCATCTATTGCCGTGAACTGGCGGCGATTTTGGCAGCACCTTTGCCGCTCAACCTGCGACATGCAGACCTGAGCACCGTGCTGGGTGAAATCAACCAGAAAACCGGCCTGACGTTTCGAGTTCCGGACCGTGCTTACGCCAAGGTAAAAGCCCCGTTCTTCTACAGCCTCGGCGCTGGCTATCTCGCGATGGACAGCCTGGCCAAGGTGTTCGGGATTCCCGACTTCATCTGGCAACAGCAGGGTAACGCCGAGGTGTTTGTCGGCAGTTGGGCGGACAGTTTTTTCGGTGCCAAGCAGCCGCTGCAGCTACCGAACGAATTGTTCGACGATTACCAGGGCAACCAGAGTGCGGTCGTTGCGGCCTTGCCCGGATTACGTCCTGGTGCAACCATCAACCAGGGCGAGCGCGTCACGCACGTGACTTTGTCCGGCAACCAAATGGCGATCCGATGGAAGAAGTAATCCGCCGCACCGTGGAGCGTCAGTTTCCGGAGCTAACCGGCGGCTATCACTTGCCGCGTTTTGGCCGAGTCACCGGCATCGCGGACGCACCTGCCAGCGCTGGGATCTGCGACGACTTCCGGCCGCGCTTCGCGGTCGACATCGAGGTGCTGAGCCCGGATGGTGAGGCTGACGCCTCTCTACCGATTCTGGCGGGCGTGCCACTGCCTATTCCCATGGGCGGTGATGAGATGGGTTTTTTTGCCTTTCCGGATGAAGGCACGGTAGTGGTGGTGTGCTTTGCCTACGGCCTGCCGCACAAGCCCTACATCCAAGCGATCCTGCCGCACGGTTTAAGCCTGCCCAAGGTGCCGAAAGGCGACCAGGTCTGGCAGCACAGTGAGCTGGCCCAGCAGCGCGTCGAGGCCAACGGCAACTGGCTGCGCTCTACCGATGGCCGGATCCGCGACGAGTCGATCGATCGCGAGGTCGAATGCCTCAACAACAGCGAGAAGCACCAAACCAGCACGGTCGAGGTAGACAACCATTCCACCGAGTCGGTGGGTGGCACCAAGACGATCGAAGCCTTGGGCGCGCTGAAGCTGTTGTCGGGCGGATCCGCGAGCCTGGCGGCCATCGATGACCTGCACCAAGCCACCGGTAGGGATCTGAACCTAGTGATCGGTCGAAAGCTAAATACTGCCGTGGGGGGTGATCTGCTCGAGCGGGTCCAGGGTGCTCGCAAGAGCGTTGCCCCGACCACCTGGTTGGGTTCCGAGAGCGTCAATGTGCTGCAGGTGTTGTGCGACCTGATCGACCTGGTTACCCAAATGAATGCCGATATCGCGAGTCATACCCATGGCTCAAGCCCGGTGCCCACCAACGCGGCGAGCTTCGCTGCACACGCCGGTACCGGCGCGCAACTATCTGGGCAACTGATGCCCATCACAGGAGCTTGATTTGGAACTGAAGACGTACTTTGCCCAGGACGAATTCGGGAACTCTCTGCCCGATGCAACCTGCTACCTGTACATGCGTGGCACTGAAAGCCTGATCAGTGGCCTGCAGCGTGCGAACGGGGTCCAGTTGGCTAATCCGTTTGCCGCCGAAAGTGATGGCCGGATCATGTTTGCCGCGCCCAACGGTACTTATGACCTTCGCGTGAGCAAGGCAAACCGGGACTACCGGTTCAGTGTTCAGTGCAACGATGTTTCCGAAGATGTGGCCAGCGCCAAGAGTTCGGCAGAGCGTGCCGAGGTAGCGCGTGACGCTGCTCAACTTTCGGCGGGGGTCTATCCGACCGTCGCGGCCGGCCTGGCGGCGGTCATCAACGACAAATATTTCAGCGTTCCAAGTGATTCTGCTCAGGAGTCCCTGGTGCTCTATCACAAGGTCAACAACGTTGCCGTTGAGCAGTCTCGATACCCCAGTGCAAAGGCAGTATCAGACCTGCTTATTGATCCGCAACGCCCGGTAAGTGTCACCCTTGAAGGGGCAGACCAGGAGTTGCTGGTCGGTCTGACAGATTCCAATAAAAATCGCACCTGGATGGAGGCGCGACGTCAGGACGGTGGGCCAACGACCTGGGCGATGACGCTGCTGCGTGCCGCGCTGGGAACGCTGTTGGGCGGTTTTCCAGGCATGTTGATGGCTGTTACGGATGCCAACGGCAGACTGACTGATCTGGCGGTGCGTGATACCGACGGGCAGGTGCCGGACTTCGTCATCGACCGCTGGGCTGCGCGGATCGAGCCGAAGCTCAATTTTGTCGCGGCGAAAAAGCCTATGTACATGGTGCCGGACGTGCGGGGCACCACCTCCGTCCTGTTTGGCAGCGACAGCTACGTCCGCGATGGGGAAGTGCTGCCCGTTCTGCCGAACATGACCCAGTGGGCTGGCTGGGGATCATCCACGATCGCCCAATTCAGTGAGCTGACCGCGCTTGCGGCTGAGTTTGGAGCCAGCTACTACAACGGCGGTCAGGGTAGCGAGTCTTCGACGCATGGTGCGGCTCGCCTGGGGTCCGTTCCGGCGCTGATTACCGTACCAAGCGGCGTTATCCCCGCAGCGGCAGGCAGCGTGGTCACGGTGAGCTGTAGCAACGTTGCTGCTGCGTCCTACTTCCGCACTACTGATGGTTACCTGAATGGCATCAAAGGCCAGTTGAAGTCCACTGCTTCGACATTCACGTTCACACGCTCTGAGGCGGGC